TATTTCTAAAGATTCTAGCACGGGCGCTATATCAAACTCTAGTTTTCAGGTTAACTCAACTGGACAACTAGTTTCTTTAGGAACAAGAAAAATACAATCTTTTGCTGGTACATTGGCATCAACAGACGCGGCGTCAACTGCATATGGAGATGGTGACGTTCTTGTTGAATTAGGGACTTTAGATGTTACAGCACCTTCTGCTTTAGTAACACCTTCTAAGTTTTTTATTCACAGAGCATTAATTGGTATTACAACTGCAGCAGGACAAACTCTTGTTGGTGGTTTATCATTAAGTGCAACATCTGGAACAGCAACAAACTCTGCAGTTTCTTCTGGAACTGAAATTGTTGGTGCTGGTGTGACATCTTTTAACGAGCAGTTAAGTGCTACACAATCAATCACAGAGGTTGATGTAAACTTTAACAATACTGCTGGTAACTACCACATCTTTGTTCCAAACATTACAGCGGCGATTGCTAGCAAAAACTTATATGCTTTTGCTACTACAGCAGTAAACGCTGATATAACGGCTGGAAGATTTACAGTTGAACTAGAATACTCGGTATATTAAAAAATTAATGTGGGCCTTCGGGCCCACAGTTTAGGAGAATTATTATGGATGTAAAAGCATCAGTAGCATTAACTGGAGATGGTAGACTACAAGGATTTATTGGTGGCTCAGCTACTAATCTTGGTCCTGTTAGAATTAAAACAATACAAGCGCAAGCAAGCGCTGCGGACGCTGAAGTAAAAGTTTATGATAACACCTCTGCGGCAGGCGTAATTAAAATTCATCACAAGTTTGGAACAGCTGCTAACGAAACGTTGGTTGTAAACTTTGATGGAGAGGGTGTAAGATTTGAAACTGCTGCTTTCGTTGACGTAACAAATTGTGATTTTGTAGTAGCTTATTACAGTTAAGGAGTAGCATATGCCTAACACTACTTCAGGAACAGCAACGTTCGACAAAACTTTTTATATTGATGAAATATTAGAGGAAGCATACGAGCGTATTGGCGTTAAAGATCTGAATGGATACAGACTTAAGTCTGCACGTCGTTCTTTAAACATAATGTTTCAAGAATGGGGCAATAGGGGTTTGCATTATTGGGAACTAAAACAAACTAATATTGATTTAGTAGAAAACCAAGCTGAGTATCATTTTTTTAGAAGTGCAGCAGACGATACTTCTGACAGTAACAGGGCACAAGCAACAACCAATCAAGTGGCATCAACTATTTTTGGAATGGATGATGTTCTTGAAGCAACTTACAGAACCAACAGAACACAAAGCACGCAACAAGACACGGCCATGACTAAGATTGATCGTTCAACTTATTCTGCTTTAGCAAATAAATTAACTACAGGACAGCCAACACAATATTATGTTCAACGTTTTATTGATCGTGTTACTATTAGTGTTTATCCAGTCCCTGACTCAACAGCTGCTTCTGCAGATATGCATATTTATTATGTTAAAAGAATAGATGATGTTGGGGATTTTACAAATGTAGGTGATGTTCCTTATCGTTTTGTTCCTTGTATGGTTTCAGGTTTGGCTTATTATTTAGCACAAAAAGAAAAACCAGAATTTGTTCAACAATTAAAATTATTGTATGAGGATGAATTAAATCGTGCGTTGGTTGAAGATGGTTCTTCTACTAGCACACATATAACACCGAAAGCATATTACCCAAATGTCTAACTTTGCATCAGGAAAAAAAGCAAAAGCAATATCAGATCGTAGTGGTTTAGCTTTTCCATATACTGAAATGTTAAAAGAATGGAATGGATCTTTTGTTCATCAATCTGAGTTTGAATCAAAACACCCACAAATAGAGCCAACAGCACACAAAGCAGATGCTCAAGCTTTACAAAACGCAAGACCAGATAGAGAAGAAAATGCTGTTCCAAATTTACTAAAAACAAATCCTTTTAAAACAGGTTCTGCTAGTTCTTCTACAATTACAGTTACAGAAATTAGTCATGGCAGATCTAGTAGTGATACAGTTAGATTTAGAGGTGCTGTTAGTTTTGACGGAATTACAGCAGATAAAATTAATTTAGCCGCTGGTTATACAATAACCGTGGTAGATACAAATACATATACTTTCTCAGTATCGACAGATACTGCAACAACTGGTAGTATTAACGGAGGAGGGTTTAGGGCTTACGCTGGTCCGGTAACAATAGTAGCATGACAACATACGCAGAATTAACACAACAGATATTAGATTATACAGAAACAGACACAAATGTTTTAACATCAACTATTACTAATGATTTTATAGAACATGCTGAAATGCGTTTGTATAGAGAATTAGATATTGATCCTTTTAAGAAAAATGCAACAGCAACACTAACTTCCGGCACACCTTTTGTAACACTACCAGGATCAATTCCAGCTAATTTTAGCACCATACGTTATATAACTATTTATAGTCCTAGTGGTTCACTTGGCGGATTAACCAATAATGAAAGAATTGTTTTACAGAAAAAAGACGGTTCTTTTTTATCAGAATATTGGCCAAATAGACAAAGCACGGGGGTTCCAAAATATTATGCAAACTATGACGAAGACTCAATACTTCTTGCACCAACACCAAATGCGGCTTATACTATAGACCTAGAGTATAATGCTCAACCAACAGGATTAAGTTCAAGTACTACGACTACTTGGCTTAGTAACAATGCACCAACCGCTTTGTTATATGCCTGCCTAGTGGAAGCTTTTAAATTTTTAAAAGGCCCAGATAATATGTTAGTAATGTATGAACAAGCATATAAAAATGCCGTAGGCACATTAGCAACAGAACAAATGGGTCAAAAACGAAGAGAAGAATATAGGGATGGAGTTGTTAGATTAGCTATTCCATCAACTAACCCATAAGGAGATAATATGGCAAACGTAATATGTAATGTTTTTAAAGAACACCTTTTAAAAGGCAATCACAATTTTAGTTCGTCTAGTGGCGATACTTACAAACTAGCTCTTTATACTTCATCAAAAACAGTTTCTGCATCAGCGGTAACTGGTTACAACACAACTAATGAAGCAGCAAATGCATCAGGCTCTGGTTACACTGCAGCAGGAAACACCTTAACAAACTCGGGTGTTACAGGAAGTTCTTCCACAGCAACTGTGTTTACAAGTTTTGCTGACACTTCTTTTACATCAGTTTCAACAACAGCGCGGTACGCGCTTATCTATCAATCATCCGGTGGTGCAGCAACAGCAGGACTTGCCACAGATTCAGCTGTGTGTGTTTTAGATTTTGGTGGTGATTTTTCTACTACAGCAGGAACATTAACAATACAATTCCCAGCCGCAGATACGAGTAATGCAGTTATAAGAATATCAGGGTAGGGTTTTATGGCATTAGTCCTTAATGATAGAGTTAAAGAAACATCAACCACAACAGGTCAAGGCACATTTTCTTTAGGCGGAGCATCAACAGGTTTTGAAACATTTGTAACTGGTATTGGTAACAGTAACACAACTTATTATCTTGCTGCACACGCAACAGACGGCACGTGGGAATTAGGTATAGGAACTGTAACCGACGCTTCTCCCGACACACTTGCACGAACTACAGTTATTGACACATCAGCAGGAAACACAACTAAAATAGATTTTGCATCTGGCAGTAAAACAATATTTTGCACATTACCCGCAAGCAAAGCTGTGTTTGAAGATGCAAGTGGTCATGTATCACTACCTGCTAATTTATCAGTTGCTGGTGATTTGGATGTTACAGGAACTTTTGATTTAAGTGATTCTAATTTTACCAACGCTGGTAATATACAACTAGACTCTATTAGTGGTGATTCAGACACTAACACTAGTATTACTTTTTCAGGATCCGATGTCATTACTATGGCAACAGGAGGCACTTCAGCTTTAACAATTGACGCCAGTCAAAACGTTACAGTTGCAGGAGACTTAACTGTATCTGGTGATGATATTACTATGGGCACAAATACTGCTGGTAATATACTTGTTGCAGATGGCACAAACTTTAATTCAATTGCTGCAGGCAGTTTGTCTGAAATATCTAGCGTTGCAAACGATGATGTATTCTTAGCTGTTGACACATCAGGTGGTGGACTTAAAAAAATTACACGAAGCACAATTGTATCTGGCCTTGCTGTTTCTGGTGCAGCAATATCAAACGTTGTTGAAGACACCACGCCACAACTTGGCGGGTCACTTGATGTAAACGGTGAAGATATTGTTTCTGTATCAAATGGTAATATTACGCTAACACCAAATGGCACAGGTGTTGTCCGAGTAGATGGATCTAATGGTATCGATATGCAGTCTGGTGCCATATCTATTAAAAATAGCGGTGATGAATCTTATGTTAGATTTTACTGCGAATCATCTAATGCACACTATACACAATTACAAGCAGCTCCTCACTCTGCTTATGCTGGAAACGTAACAGTTGTTCTTCCTGCGTCAGCTGACACACTTGTCGGTAAAGCAACCACAGATACGCTTACAAACAAAACACTAACTTCACCAAAAATAAACGAAAATGTAGCGGTAACTTCTACAGCAACAGAGTTAAATGTATTAGATGGTATTACCGCAGTTGTAGGTGAGCTTAACGCATTAGATTTAGGAAGCACAGCAGTTGGAACTGCAATTGCTTCTAAAGCAGTTATTTTAGATTCTAACAAAGATTACACCGGTATTAGAAATTTAACTATTTCGGGTAACGCTGATATAGACGGCACAACAAACTTAGACGCAGTTGACATTGATGGTGCTGTACAAATTGATTCAACTGTAACTGTTGGTGTTGATGATACTGGTTATGATTTTAAATTGTTTGGTGCTACTTCTGGTAGTTTTTTATTGTGGGACGAATCAGACGATGCACTAGAATTAACTGATTCTACACCAATTAAAATTGGTGATGGCGGTGACATGACTATCTATCATGATGGTTCACACTCTTATGTTACAAATGCAACAGGCACTTTAAAACTTGCAACTGAAACATCTGGTATTGCAGTTACAATAGGTCATACAACTTCAGAGGTTACAGTTGGTGACAATTTAACAGTAACTGGAGATCTAACAGTTAGTGGAACTACAACAACTGTAAACTCAACAACTGTTAATTTAAACGATCACAACATTGTACTAGACACAGGAAACAGCACATCTGCTGTAGTTAATGGAGCTGGTATAACTATTGAAGGTGGTTCTGGTAGTGATGCTACATTTACATACAGCACAACAGGTCCTAAGTTTGAATTAAAACTTGGTTCTGACTATGAAGATTTACAAGTTGATCAACTTATCGCTGCATCTCTTGATATATCAGGTAATGTAGACGTTGATGGTACACTAGAGGCAGATGCAATCACTGTAAACGGAACAGCTTTAAATACTGTTATTGCAGGAGTTACAGTTACAAATGCAACTACAGCAGCAGTGGCAACAACAGTAACTATTAGTGATAACGAAAGTACAAACGAAGATAATGCTATTATCTTTACATCGGGTGGTGATGTAGATGGTGGTAATATAGGATTAGAATCAGATGGAGATTTAACATACAACCCAAGCACAGGTAGACTAACAGCGACACAACTCGCGGGTACATTACAAACAGCAGCGCAAGCAAATATTACATCTTTAGGTACACTAACTACGTTGACAGTGGACAATGTTATTATAAACGGATCAACCATAGGACACACAGGAGACACCGATTTAATGACGGTTGCAAGTGGTGTATTGACTGTGGCTGGTGAGGTTGACGCCACTTCTCTTGATATTTCTGGAAATGCTGATATAGATGGTACATTAGAGGCAGACGCAATAACCATAGACGGAACAGCGATTGGATCGTTGTTTGCTACACAAGGAGACGCAACAGCGCTAGCTGTGGCACTAGGATAAGGAGAAAATAAATGGCAAATACTTTTAGATTACATACAGCGGATGCGGTAGGCACTAGTGCGGTGACTGTTTATACTGTGGGGTCAAGCACAACTACAATTATACTTGGTTTAATTTTAGGAAACGTAACAGGATCAGC